AGTTTGCAATCGCCCCGTAGAGCGACTGCATCTACAGTTAGATTAATTTAATCTTTTTTCAATATTGGAGTAAATCTCCATTCCTTCGTCAGTTTTAAACCAAGCGGCTAAAGCTGAGTAAGGATGTTCATCAAAAGGAACATTCATTAACTTTCTATCATTAGAACCCCATGAAAAAGTTCTTTGATCAGAAGATAATTTAATTATCCCCATTTCAGTTGCTTTAATACCAAAGTTTCTAAGTTGAACGTTTTCATCATTTACTAGATCTAAGAACAATTTAGGATTTTTCTTAGCATATACTAATAAATCTCTTTTAAGTTCTTTAGAACTCATCTTAGACACCTCAGAACCTTTTTCTACTCGTAACACCGCTTCAGCCATGTCAATATCTAGATTTTGAGCCGCATTTAACGCATCGATTTCTAACTCTATAATTTGTACTTCGTTTTGAGCTATGACTTGAGGCTTGTGCTCCATGTACACATGCTTTCTACCTGGATGATATAATGATAGTAGTTTTTGTAACGTTTGTTTTTCTCTTGGTACATATAAAACACCATTTCTAAATATAATATGAGACAATCTTTGATCACCTTGCATTTCATCAACAAAGCAAGTTCTTTGATTTTCACAGTACTTCAGTTCTCTTTCATATCCTAATTCTTCATCAAAATAATAGATACCAGCACTTTTTATAGATCTAGATAAAGATTTTCTACTTTTACCTCTTAAAAAATAACTTCTATTTTTTATTTCCCAAGTATCTTTTTTTAGTAACGGTTTTTCCATAACCGGTGTTTCAACTTTTGGTTGTTCTACAACTCGTGGCGTTGGTTCCACTTTTGTTTTTGTTTCTTGTTTTTTTGCCATAATATAATATATAATAAAATTAATAAAAATAAAAAGGAGGGCAGAGAACGTTTACATGTATGCCGCCCTCCCTTTTAAAATAAATGTGCTTACTTCATTAACATAAAGTTATTAGCACCTTGTGTAATTAAACATCTTTCAGATAAGAAGTTCATTTGCATCGCATCTAAGTCAGACGTAACAGCGCCAACAGAACCAGTAATCCAAGTTTTCATTTTTCTACTTTCTGTATTAGAAGCTCTATATCTAACATGTAAGAAAGGACGTTTCATATTCCTTCCTAATTGCTCATCGTATACAGATGACACACCAGCTGGAATAAATATCCCACGAACAGCGTCAGAAGTTGCAGCACTATTAATACCACCTCTAGTAGCCTTGTCGTTTAGATATTTCCAGTCAGATTTATAGAAGTCATAAGAACCTCTTCTGAAACCAGAGAAACCTAAATTAAGCGCCATATCTTCAGAGTTGTCAAATACTCCGTAAGAAGTACCACCAGCTCCATAAGAATTCATAGAAGCTAACATATCATCCATCGCTAACGAAGTAGCTCTATTTACAAACATCATGTTTTCTTCAATAGCACCTTGATTATCAAACTCAGCTAAGATAGCGTCAAATTCAGCTAAATCAGTAGCAGCGTTAACACCAGTTACACCTGAAGTTACGTTACCTCTTTGCTCTACAGCATAGAATAAACCATCCATACCACCTGGGTTTCTACCAGATGAGTAATAACCAGTATCATCAGTTGCACCCGCATTTATAATATGAGACTCAGCGTTAACTGGCTCAGCTTCAATACACATCATTTCAACATAATCATTAAAACGCGTTCTTGTATCACTAGCTGCTTTTAAGTACCATAAGTAACCACCTTGACCATCTTCACCAGAAACTTCAACCCAACCAATTTGAGAAGCATCAGATCCAGAGACCTCATAGTAATCTTTCATGATAACAGGCTTGTTGGTAAATGATTTGAATGTTGGTTTAATAGCTTTATTAGTACCAGTGCCTTGTGTAAGACCACCGTGACCAGTTGAACCTTTTTCCCAGTCAGAACCAATAACTACAACCTGAGTATTTGCTAAAGTTGCAGATGATCCGTGAAATGGAGAATCAGCCCAAGTTTCCTCACCATAAGGTATAATAGTAACAGCTTCACCGTTAACTAAAGCTACTTGACCAGTACCTGACCAACCAGCGTTAGCTACTAAACACACGTCATATAGTCTAAGACCGTGGTTAGCGATAGTATAACCATCACCTGATACGTTTCCGTCACCATCACTAACTACGGTGAAAATGTTAGTATTCGTTACAAGTGAACCTATACATGCAACGTGTAATCTAGACTGCTCAGACCAAACTACTTGGTCAGAAGCCATAGCCTCTTCAGCTCCTACTTGTGAAAGAAATCCTGAGATAGTTCTGTTTCCAAAAACCTCAGCTTCTTTTTCCATAAGATCTGGTAAATATTGTTGCGCCCAGCCGTCCGAAGAACCTGCTGTCGCGAAATCGATGTAGTTTGACTGTAACGTTTGCTTCTGTGAAGCCGCAACGCTATTCAAACTACCTCCTGGAGTAATTGCCATTTTTTTATTGTTTTAAATTGTTATTTATTTTTGTTTTTAATTTTAAACTTAAAATCAGAAGAATCATTACCTAATACTTTAAACTTTAAACCACCTGCTTCAATTTTTCCATGAGCTTGTCTTGGATCCATATTAACGTTTTTGGCTTTAGCAACACTATCTTTCATAGCGTCAGCTTTTCCTTGTTCGTAAAAATGTTTTGCAATAGCATCAGGATTTCCTGCTGTAAATAAAGCTTTGTGGTATTCGTTTGGATTTTTTAAAGTTGAATCTTTGTTGACAAACTTTGCCATAAATTGATTTATATCACTTTGTTCAGTCTTAACTTTGTCCACGTCTTTTACATTAAATCTATAATTTTTATCACCAACGTTATATTTAAAACCTTTGAATTTGTTGTTAAAAACCTCACTGGTTTTTTTCATAAAATTATTTCGACTTAATTCAGACGCTTTATTTTGCTCTTCTGTTTCCTTGTTATATCTATTAAAGAAATCTACAGCTTTTTGTTGTTCTTGGGTCAACTTTGACCCGGCTTTGATTTCGTTATAGTATTTAGACTTTTGCCCGTCTAAGTGGCTTTTAGCGCTGGCAACTTGCTCTTTAAGCGCTAATTTTTTTCTTCGTATATCTCTATCTTCGTCTACATCTTCATCGTAAGAGAACGAATCTTCCATAAGGAAGTTAATTTCTTCGTTGTTTAAATGAGGTTTTGTTTGTTTGTAATACTCGTATAATAAACTTTGATCGTCTAATTTTGAATAATCTTGGTTAAGCTTAACATAATCACTTAAATCTCCACCAGTTTCCTCCATAAAGTCCATTAACTTTTGGATATTCTCTGGTAATGGTTCACCGGTTTCCATCGATTCTGTTAAAGCTTCTTCTACAGCTTCTGCTGTTGCTTCTATAGTAACCTCTTCTTCTCCACCATCTTCAGTAATTTCTTCTAATACTGGAGTTTCTTGTGCTTGAACTTCCGGTTGTACTTCTTCTTGTTTTTCTGTGGTGTCGGCATCTTCAGTGCTTGCAACCACTCCGCTGTCGTCAGTTGAACTTGCTTCAACTTCTGTATTTTCTTTTGGTTCTTCATTTTCTTCTGGTGTGGGTGGTCTACTTAAATCTACCTTTGTAACGCTATCGTCACCCGCAGATTCAAATTTACTTTCGTCAACCTGTTCGGTTGTTTCCTGTGTAGTCTCTTCGACTACGTTTTCATCTTTTTCTTCCATAATATAATATAATAATAATTAATAATTTTAACTAGGGTCAAACGCTCCTAAATCAAATCCTCCACCTAGTATATCATTACCTGCGGACTCAAAGTTTTTAGGTGGTTTTCCACTATTTCTTTGCTCAATCATTTCTGATTGTTGTGTTGCTTGTATCTTTGTTCTTTCGTCTTTACGATCTTCTTTTTGCTTTTCTCTTTGCTTCATTCCATCAACCTCAACTCCTTTTAGTTGCATATTGTATTGAAACTCTAATCCCATTAGTTCTTTTTTTAACCCTGCTTCTTGCATCATTTTTTGAGATTCAATTTGAGCCTTAAGTTGTTCCATTTGAGCTTGTCCTTGCATTATTGCTTGGCCTTTTTGGATTTCAGCTTGAGCAGCTGCTTGTTGGGCTTGGGCATTTGCTTGCGCTTGAGCTTGCATATTTTGTTGCTGCATTAATTGATCTTTCTCTAACTTTTTTGTTCTTCTTATTTTTAACAATTGGTTAGCAAGTTTAATACTTCTAATATCTCTAAGATCGATAGCATCAGCAAGTTCAATTACCTGTTGTTGAAGCGCCATTTGTATATTGTTTTCAAGTATTGCTTTTTCTTCTTCATCAGGCGCTAGTTCTATAAATATACCAAAATCATAAAGATGTAATTCCGACATTTCTTCTAACGTAGCGATATTGTGAACCCCAATAGCTTGTATAAACGCTTCTCTAGTAGGAGAATATTCTATAATATCTGATATTCTAAGAGATAAACATTCTGCTACTGATGAAGTTAAAAATAATCCAGCTTGTAATATATGTCTAGTAGCCGTGTTAGAGTTTGCTGCGGCTAATTTTTGAACGCCAACTAAAGCATTTTTATCAGGAGTAGACGCATCTCTTGATTCATTTAAACCAGTCGTATCCCTTATCATTTGCATATAATAGTTATAAGTGCCAATTAACGCTTGCATTTTATTCCCACCAGATCCAGATGTAATTTCTTGAATAGGTATTTTCCCTGGATTCATGTCGCCCTCACTTGTAAACGATCTACCGATTACAGACCCAGTTTGGAAGAACATGTTTAACGCTTCTTGTGGATTGTAATTTGTTCCATTACCTAAATCAACCTCGGCTAAACCATCAGCGTCTAAATAAACTCCATCTGGAACCATTCTCGACATTACTTGTTGTAGTTTAAGATGTGTCAACTGAATCATGTCAGCAAAACCAGTAACTCTACCTACCAGTGATTCTATTTTACCGTTATACATTCTAGGAGCAACAATAGCATAGTTCATTTTTACTTTAGTAAAATTACTTTTTGGACGCATCATGTTTTTTGACATTTCCCATTTAAGTAATTTTTCTGTACCTAAAACCATAGCGCCATCATATAAACACTCTATAGATCGCATTAGTTTTTTATAACCACCTTCTTTTTCTTTTGGTGGATTAAACGAATCGTCTTTTGGAATAATTTTTTCAGCACCAGTACCTATTTCTTTAATCTTATAAACCTCATTCATATAAGTTTTATAATTAAAATATAAAACTTGAATGGTATTATTATCTTCTTTGTCGTAAGTATGTGTTGAATTATAATTTGATCTATTGTTAGATTTATTTTTCATTATATCTTCAAGATCACTTTCTGACAAGTGAGGAAATTGTTTTGCTAATTCGTTTACTGGAATAGTTTTTACCTCACCAACATAATATATATCTTCAAAATATGGAGATTCACTATAAGAATAAACTAAATTAGCTGGATCAACATAATCTATAACAACACCTTCTGACGTATTAAAACTTGTTTTAACAGCTCCAATTCCCAACACAGTAAGATCGTAGTAAAATCTTTTCTTTATTAACTCATAGTTATTTCCTTCCATTAAAACATTTAAAGCTTGTTCTTCAGCTAACTCGACAGCTTGTTTATACGTAAGCTGCATGTGTAGTTTTAGTTCTTCCTCTGATTCTGGTAAAGTGGTTTTATCATTTTCATAAAGATTAACGTCAAAAGCTTTAGCTGCAAAATCATTAAATTCCTTTGATCGCATGTCAGCTAATATTGACTCCATATATTTTGTTCTTTTAGAAACTCCATAAGGATCTTGAGAGTAAGCTTTTATATCATATGTTCTTTCAGCAATACCATTTACAACTATATCTACAAATTTAGGTATAATTGGAACTGGTTTCCAATCTAAATTTAAATAGGACAAATCACCGTTTATAGATAACTCATCCTTATATTTCTGTATAGATTGCTCACCTCTTGCGTACAATCTTAAGTTATGAAAGTTGTTGTTGTTAGATTTGTATTTACTAATACTTCTATCGTTGTTGAACCATTCAGTTGCTATTGCTTTGCCTACTTTCAAACCATAGTCGTAGCTTAGCTTTTCTGCATCGCTTACAGTTTGACTCGGGAAATAACTTTTAATGCCAGACTCTGCCATATTTATTATTTGATTATTTGTGAATTAGTTCCAGTATTAGTATACTTGGAAACGTTTATATTTAGTTTAGGTTTTTCAACCTTTGCATTAGGTCTATATAAATGTCTATTATTAGCCATTATAGCTAAACCAGAACTTATAGACGCATCGTGTTTTGTTCTTTTGTTTATATCAAATCTACTCCAATCATTTAACAGCTCGTTAAAATATAGATCTCCAAAAGTTCCATCTTGTTTCATGCCAACATGATCTTGTATATACATTTCAATTGCCGCGGCATGAGCTTGTTTTATGTCTTCGCTAGAATTTGGTATTCCACCTACTTCTTTTTCTGCAACAGATAGTTTGTTCCAAACTTTATCTGGCCTGTTCATACTAAACCCTCTATATCCTCTTCTTCTTAAATAGTATAATAATCTAGGTTTGTTATTCTCTGCAAGTATTGGCATACCGTAAAATACTAATGCCATTAGAACATCTTCAAAAAACATCTCTGCCGTAGGTGGTCTTGATAAGTATTCTAAAAAGAAACTATTAGCGGGAGCGTCCTCCATACTGAACTTTGTAAGTCCGTGCAAAGCTCCTTTAGAACCTTCTCCATCTACGGTCCCCGATATATCATATGAATCACAGCCAAAAGCCCCCATATGTTCGTTACCAGGATATTTTATACCATTTTTAAGTACCACTCTATTTTGTAATTGCTGAGGTGGAACCCAGCTAACTTTAAATCTACCTTTTGGATCTGGGTAGAATATTACTTGTGAAT